CCTTTATTCATCATTTTTGGCTTACCCATAGGCATTTCTGCTTTAGCAGCCCATACTTTATTAACACAAACTAATGTATTAGTATATGGTGATGACTCTTTACGAGACATTACTACTTTCTGATTAACATTGTTTGAGAATTGGGTAGACATAGCACCTGCATTCCATTCATTGTTATTTTTGTTTGATTTAATAGACATTTCACAAGGGATAGAACCAATTGAATCCCAGAAGAAACACAAATCATAAGGTAAATTACCTTTTTTCTGTTCATCCATCAAATCTAAAATAAACCCAGCTACATCTTCAATTGTATTAAGGTTTTCTCTATCTACATAAATAAAATTACCTTCATAGTTAACAATTTCACCTGTTTCTTCATCTACTACCTCTTCAAATTCTAAACCCATCTGTTTAGCGTGTTCCCAATTCCATTTCATTTCAGTAACAATAAAAACAGGTAATATACCTGCTTTTTGAGCATTAACTGCTGCTTCAATTAAAGCAGTAGTTTTACCTGTATCACTGTGACCTCGAAGAAGAACAATATGCCCAGTTGGAATACCGGGCACACTTGTTACTTCTTGAAAGGCAGGGGAAAGTGGGATCCACTGTTGGGGTTTAAACTTAACACTATTGTTAAGCATTTTCTTTTCCTTAAACTTATTAAGATCAAATCCTTTTTTAAGTTCTTTGGAGACCGCTTCCGTTAGCGAATCGCTTTTCTTTCTTTTTGCCATAATGTATTAATTAATTAAAATGGTAAACCATCATCACTATCATCAAATAATGAATCAAATTTTTCAGCTTTACTTACTTTTGCAGCTGGAGTTTTGATAGTATAATTCTTTTGAGGAGTAGGTGCTTCTACTTCTTTTTCATCATCAATAATATCACCTTCATTTTCATCATCTTCTGGGGATAGCCAATTTTGGAGATGTTCTTTCATGTCATCAAATGAATGACGTTTGAAAATTTCAAGTGGGTTTGGTTGATTTTCTAACCACTCATTTACTACATCAGCACTAGTATCAAGAGGAGTTTCTTTAACTTTAGGCATGATTGATGACTTGTTATAAGAAGTACCTGTTACTTCAGGACCTACAGTAGTGATTGTAATATCACGACCTGAGGAGACATCTGTAAAATCACCTACATCCTCATTGTCTGCTAGATTTAGGAAATCCATATACATTTCCTTACCAAATTGCCATAATTTAACACCCTCGTCTTCTTTTCCACGAACGATAACAGGTGCAAATACACGCATTTTAGCATCTAGTTTTTTAGCCAAACGCCAGTTGTCACTATCACTAGTTTGGCGAAGTTGCTTTGCAAATTCAGCAATGGGGTCTTTCTCACCAAAATTAGTAGGAGAGATCATTACTTTTGGACCGATTCCATAGTAGAAAAATGCTTCTGTAAATGGGTTAGCTTTGTTGAACTTATTAGGTACAACACGGATTGTTTGTTTACCGACCTCTGGTCGCCAAAAAACATTTTTACGCTGCCCTTGTGGGGCGTTTTTTGTCTGAATGCTGTTCAGACGGTTTCTGATTTCATTTAAATCCATAACTTATTATTATTTTTATTATTAAAACGATTAAATATACAAAACGGGGATTAAATATCCAAGCTTAAAGATCAATTATTTTATGAACTTTAGTATTAAGTTGTTTGATTTCATTTCCTTGGGTAAGGAGGATACAATTACGATAATGTTGCCAATCAACCCTAAATTTAGTATCGACAATACCACCATTAAGGGACTTAATTAGAGTATTAAGTGCGTTAATTGTATAAAGAGTATTAGTATCTTTTTTACGATGAACTAGGATCGTGTTTGTGGGGATACCACTAACATTTCCTTGTTCAACATTGTATGTAATAACATATTCTCCTGTACTCTTAATAAAAAGTACAAACATTTTATTATACATTATATCATATGATTTAGACACATCTTCTACCATAGAGTCTATATCTACTTCATTTACGAAAGTACAAAATAATTTATTATTCACGTCAACTGTATTTATGTTCTGGTCGAAATCATATCGACTAGTATACATATGGGGTGTTGATGTTAAAGTTGTGTTAGAAGTTGTATGTTGTTCCATAACCTGTTTTTGTTTGTAGTTTTTTATTTTTAAATATTTTATTTATCTCTTGTTCTAAATTTTCACTCTCATCTATATCGAATAAAAAACTATCATAAGTATATAATACTATTTTAGACTTTTTACCTCTTAGTAATTTATTTATTTCTATTAATATACAAACGTTAGTTGCCGTTTCCAAGTTTTGAAGAACATAATTAAACAACTTTTGAGGGTTCATATTATCTAATTTTGATTTCTCAAGCCAATACCCAGAGCGTAAAACTTCAACGTAACCATCCTCGTTAAATTTCCTCCAATTATCATCTATATATCTCTTTACTTTTTGGAAAAATTCAAGGTGTTCGTATTCCTTAAATATTCCTCCGTATAGTTGTTTAAATGTTAATTCCTTTGCTTTCTTGTAATCAACCCCATACATATCGGCAAATGCTTGGTGCACATCATCTACACCAAACTCATAATCTACCAAATGTGCTGCTAAATTAGGATGATAAGCACTAATGTCTATTTCTACAAATTTATCGTTTTGTGGCACAAAACTTTCCCTCGCACCCGAATCTTTATTTAGGGCTGCAAAATTAATGCCATTGTAAGAATTACTTGGTCGCTTAGTAGTTGTAAATAAATTGAAATTTGTGTAAATTTTATCATCTGAAATTGAGTATATTGGGTTGTTGGGTTTAAAATGTTGGTCAAATATTTCTTTGTTTATGTGTATGCCGTTTTTCTCAATCCCAAAAAATGCTAGTGTGGTATACTCATTGTAGAATCTAAAATACGGTGGCAATTCTTTCTCAAATACGGGACTTATGGTCTCATATATTTTCTCACACACCTCATAATGTTTTACTATTGGTATTATTTTGTTTATATCCTTTTTATTAGGATATTTTTGGTATAACACGTTGTGGGCTTGTGTTTGTTCTTGTATATACGGAGGAATTAATATGGAGCTGTCGAGCAAGGCTTTGATTTGAAAATAAAACAATGCTGATTTTTTATCACGTATCCATAATTTATCTACTTGTGTTAATAATTCGTTTACTAGCGTTTTACTTACACCTAAACACTCGCTATGCGTAATGCATAACATAAAACCTTTATTTTCTATAGACGGTTTAAAATAAACTAGGGAAACATCATTTAGAGCAGGATGAACATCTTTATGAAATGGGATTATTTCAATGAATGCTTCTTTATACTGCCTATTTATTAAATAATTTATTTGTTCTTCAGTCTCTATTAACCAATACATTTATAACCATTTTACTTGTAGTACTTAATATAATTATGTTTTAAGTAATCTCCAAGTTTAGGTAATTTTTTTCTAAAAGTAGTTAATTTTACTATGTTTTCGTTTGTTGTTGCTACCTTATTTTTATCTCCACTTATATTCCAAGGTAAAGTAAAAGGTATGTACATTGCAAACATTATTGATGGGTTTTTGTTAATAATTAAATCATATTGTTCTTTATCTATTTCAATATAAATTATATTATTAGCCCTTTTAACAAAATATCTTCTAAATTCACCTATAGTATAATCTTCATCTGTTGGGTAAGTTGGATTATAATATGGATTTTGAATTGATGTAGGGACAGAAGTTAAAGCTACATAGTCAGAATAAATATTTTGTGTTTCTTGGAATTCAGGTAGGATAGTAGGGTCAATATCATTTGATTTAAATGCGGCTACTATCTGTTTTGTTTGGGGTATAGAATTTAACTTAACATTAGGGATTTCAACTATTTCTTGAGGTTGGCCTGATTGTGGTGATTTACCTGTATAGTATTTTCCTGTTGATATTTTGTAGTAAAATCCTTTGTATGGGGTACCATCTAGATATTGATACTCTGTACCATCTGTTTGGAGATTTGTTTTTATTTGAGATAAAGGATAATAAGCCATAATTCTTAGGTGTTAGATACTGCTAAATTTAAATAAAGTTTATGGATTTTAGGAGTTGGTAGCATATCTGATTTACCTGTGTCACTAGAATTATGTGTATACCATCCAGGAGTTGATCTGTCCCATGATGTTGTTCCTTTTTTAGGGAATAAACGATTCCAATTTTCTTGGTTAAAAATAAATTTAGGGATACTACTATGTTCGGATTGGAGTTTTATAAAAAGAGCTAAAAGAGTGTTATATTGAGCATCAGTTATTTCTTGACCATATTCATAACCTTTATATGGGGATGGTTTTCCATCAAATCCAACTAATTTTACCATAGGTGATTGGTTGGGTTGTTTTAATGTACCATCTGCATTTGTATTTTTACTACTTTTGTAACCAATGTTTTGAAGACTTATACCAATAGAAGGTGGATTTGCATTACCAGCATGAAAAGCTCTATATTTATTATTCATAATTTGTTCATTATGACCAGCACCATCTATAATGTAATGATAAGATAATCCTCTTTTATCACCTCCTGCTGTTGTTTGGTCTCTATTGTTAAGGAATTGGATTGTTTGTAAACCCTTATCAGTAAGTTGCCATCCAGCACTATAGTGGAGGAATATTTGGCTTTTTTCAAATTCTTTTGCTTGGTATGCTGTTGGTTTTAATGGGAATCCACTTGTGATTGTTACATTAGTATCCCCATAATCTTGGGTAGCCCCCTTTGAACTATTATCGTAATTAGCATTATTATTATTGTTTCGTTTTCTACCCTCTACATATTTTGGTTTTGTATCTGATTTGGGTGAGAATGGGTTTTTAGGGACTGCTATTGATTCTATTTTAGTTTGCCATTTATTTCCCACAATTGAATTTTCAACTCCACTAATTAAAAATTCTAAGGAATTTGGATAATTTGATGGGAGAAACGAAGTATCAGTTGCAAATTTTTGATATACCTTCATCCCAGATAACCCATCCATTGTTAATGAAAGGTTAAAAGGTAAAAATCCTGTACTTGCTGTAGCATATTTTTTTAAAGGGTCTACTTTTTCTTCTTTTTCTTCTTTTTCTTTTAGATTTTGATTTTGTGTCTTTTTTGATTGATCAAATTCAATTAAAGTTTGAATACATGTTTTAAAAGGAGTAATAATTTCTGGGTTGTATTTAGGAAATTCTTTACTAGTATATAAATATCCAGTTTCAGAAAGGAAACTTGTAAAGTTTTTTAAAGTTTCATCGTAATCTGTTTCTAATGCATCTTCTGATGCTTTATCTGCTTCTTCATTTGATATTCCTGGGGATGTTATAATAGGTTTGATTCTATCTTTATATCCACTATTCATTCCTGAAACTCCAGTTGCGTCTACCCCTGTAATTTGGCCATTACTATTAGCTCCTATAGTAATCATAGTAGCTAAATTAGGTGTAATCGAAGTTTCAAAAGAAAAATCACTTACAAAACCTGCGGTTGAATTTCCATCTGTTTGGGGGTAATAACCATAAATATTAAAATATGTTAATTCTGTAGATTTAGGAGGATTATATAATTTTGAATCTTTTAAAAAGGTATCTCTATCGGGTAGTTGATTTTCATCTATAAATCTTAAAGAGTTTGTTTCTTCAGAAAATGTAGGTTCTAATTTACTATAATTACCTGTTGTATCATTCCACCCATTACATAAATATTTTAAAAAATCAATTAATGCTACTTTACCCTTTATACTATTTTTATCTAATGCTTCTAGTACAAAATTTACATTAAAATAAATATTCATTATTTTTCCATATTTATTTTTTCCTTTTTCTATTATAAAATTCTCTCCACTAACATCATCATCACCACCTAAATAATATAATTTTTGCCCCCCCTCAAATTCTTGGATGTATGCTACTTGGCATATTGCGTTATCGGTTGGAACTTGTCTTCCAGCTAATGCTATTATATTAGTTTCAAGATTAGTATCAATAAGAAATAGGGGTGCTGTTTTAACTTGAGGCACAACATTAATTTGGATCCAATCTAAAAGATTTTTAAATCTTACAAAATAATGAGGTGGCATATCATTAGAATATTTTTGTCTTAACCAAGAAGATTCACCTCCTGTTGTTTGTAGATTTGATAATCCGCTAACAGTAGGAACAATTGTAGAGAATTTCTCTATTTGTTCGTAAACCCATCTTCCTAAAGAAGTAGAATCCTTATTAGCATATACAGAGGAGGTTCCAGATTCATTTACTTCTTTTTGTTTTTCTTCATATTCAGGTGTACCTTCTGTTTCTTCTGCTATTACTTGACCTGCATCCCCTGCTACCTCTCCATATATTTGTGCTTCTATCTGTTTTTGGTATGCAGGTAAAGTGTTATTGTCTTGAGCTTGGATATTTTGTGCTCGAGGATCTGTTAAGGGGAGTATTGATAGATTACCTTGTTCATCTGGTGCTGCGTATTGACTATTTGAGATTTTAAAATCTTTTACTGCTTCACGTGCTTCTTCTATTTGTTTTATGGCTGAATTTAAACCTGTTTTATATTTATCAGGTAAAAGAAGGTTTGTTCTTAAAGATTCAACAACATCACCCATACTTCTTAGAATAAGGGTAACATTATATGAACCATCTTTATTAAAAGTCCAATTAAAATTAACTACTTTACCAAGAAGGGCATCATAATTACCATTTGATGATAATCTTTTACCTTCTATTTGTGAGTAGTATTCTTGGTATTCTATTTTTTTACCAATGCCTAAAAAACTATTCATTAAGCTATATGGGTTGTTTTCTACATATTCACCTTCATTATTAAAATAAGAACTATGGCCCCATTCTAATAACATTGTAAAACCTAAACGGAGATATAAAGTATCAATAATATCAAATTGAACTCTATTATGACATTTAATTTGTATAGTAGATGTTTTAAGAGAACCTCTTGTTTCTGTTTTAGTAGACATTGCTGTAATACCAGGCATTGGAGATAACCCCATTTCAGTTCCTCCTATACCATAAGCAAAATTACCATGAATTCCTAATTTTTTACTTTTTATTCCTGAACGTTGGAGGTGGTAATTTTTATCTGTAACCCCAAATTTTGAGGTTCCATTGAAAAGAACATATTCTTTAGCTAATGAAGATCCTAAAAGACCTAATTCTCTAGAGTCAACTTCAACATTTACAGAAGAACCTAAACGAACCCATCCTGTTTGAGAATTTAAAAAAGATAAAGTTTCATTATCTCTATTTTTTTCACCATATATTTTTTGACGGGTTTTAACCTGTTCAATTATTTCACTTGGAAAACCTTCTCCTATTATATTACCCATATTAAGAGTTTATTATTTGAAATTGATCTATTATTGATTGTTGGTTAGAGGGTATTCTAATTTGAATACCTTCAGGTATTACTAATGAATTTTGGGGGATTGAAGGGTTTGCTATTGATATAATCCACCATAATGAACTATCTTGATAGTATTGTTGTGCTAATATATCAAATCTGTCTCCCCTAGATGTATAAACATATATGTCATTATTAGATAAAGGAACCTCTGGGTAACGAGTTGTTACATACGTTACTTTTTTCTTGGTTCTAATTCTTGGTATTTGTTGATATCTATTCATTATTCTTGTGTTGCTGCTGCTGCTGCTTCTGCTTCTGCTTTTTTTCGAGCTTCATTTCTTTGGAAATCTGATAGTGCGCCTGAAGTGTCCGGATGATTATAGTTAGAATTATCATCACTACTACCATTAGCTAATGCTATAAATTTTTCATTCCCATATTTATTAGTATCTGTTAAAAGAGCATCCGATGCAGCATCAGACATCCCATCTGTTATTTTCATTTTTCGAGGTTTAAAATTATGGATTGGAGTAAATGCTGCTGTTACTTCTATTCTATGAGGCATTTCTTTTACAGTTCCATCAAAATCTCCATCATCATTTATTCCTATTTCCCATGGAGTGTCATCAGGGATAGAGTAATCTAATGTAGTAAAAAACCCAGGTTGTTCATATATATAACCTCCAATAGTTAACTGTGTTAAATTACCTCTCATATATCCATTAGGACTATAATCTGGGGCCATTGTTGATGCTAAGTAATTTAATTTTTTATACATAGGGATAAGCTCATCTTTTGATTGAGCTACTACCGTCCAAGATAATGAAATTGCTCTTGAAAACCCACCATAAGTATAAAAATTTTCACCTCTTCCTAAATATTGGGTTGGATTCCAATCACTTGAATATGAATCACTTATACCACTTAATAATGCTCTAAAGTGCATAAATGTTTTAAACGATGGGTCATTGTTATCTATAGTTGCTATTCTAAATTTAACTAAATCATTTTTTATGTTATTATTTGTAACATATTCACTTCTATATATTGGAAGTGCATTTATTCTATCTGTTGGTCCTACCTCCTTACCACCATTTCTTTTTCCTTTAGTGTAACTAGAAATATTACCTTTTCTACCTGGGGATAATTGGTTTACTCTTCCAGATCCAAAACCACCATCTATTGTTTTTCCCCTACCTTCATTATATGAAGGGGCTAAAGACATAATCGATGATGATGGATTTTGTCTTAAAGATTTTCTAAAATCTATTTGGGTTGCAGGAGTAAATACATTTGGAGAATTTTTGTATTGTATATCGGAAATACCTATTATTTGTTTTTGATCTAAAGTATTAGCTCCATTATTATATATTAAAGGAGTTTGATCAGGCCATGTATTGCCTGGGGTTATGTTAGGATCATAAACGTTAAAATAATATGTTCCTTCTCGTTTCCCATCTTCAGTAAACCTATTATTAATCGGGTTAGAAGTTAAATTTCCATATATTCCAGAAACAGATCCTGAGAATATATATGATTTATTATCCTCATTTGTTCTTGACGAATCAAAACTACCTGATGATCCTGTAAAATATGGTGTTTTAAACCATTTATTTTGTTTACCTGTTCTTTGTTCAGGTGAAGCATATCTAATATTTGTTTTACCTATACCTAAATCAGCTCCAGGACCTCCACCATATGATAAAACATTAGTACCATTTAATGAATTTAATGTAATTCCATCTAATATACTAACACTACCATAATCAATTGATTC